ACTCTTTGGTTTCATCTTCTTGATAGTATCCATAATAACTGCTACAACTCCGTTTTGACGTAGTTTTGAAGCACCAATTAATTCAGATACAAGCGCGAAAAAAGCCCAGAAGATTGGACTACTTAAAACATCAGAAAAATTCATCTAGAAGGTTTCATAGGACAACGTTCCTCAAGAACCACAACAGTTTTCTCTAAGGCGTTTAAGCGCAAAAAGATCTCTTGTTTTATCTCCGAGTTTTTACGAGCCATCATTGAAGCCCAAACTAATGAACCACTAATAATCGCTGCTGCTATCTCGGTCACTTTACGAATAGAGGAACTAATCTAGACTAAGACTAATTTGCTATGTCGGCATATGACCGAAACACCAACAGAGAAGAAAAAAGGATTACTAGGAAGAATTAAGGCAGGTCTTGACGATAAGGAAGAACAGGTATCTTTCATCTCAATGATTACGAGATTGGTCGTCCTTGGGTGGTCGGGGTTTCTGTTGACATTAGCGTATGTAGATTTACCTGAAAGCATCCTGCCTAAACAGGATATGGACCCGACGTTCATAGCTTCGATTTTTGTTTCAACTCTCACGACATTCGGGATTGATGCCAACCAGAAAGGCAATGGCAAAAAGAAAGACAAAGATGCTGATATTGAAAGTGCAGGTGGTTATCAGATTATTCGTGTAGAAACCCCAATTAAAATTATTGGAGCCGAAGAAATAAAACAAAGTAAAAAAGTAAACGACCTGGACAAACTCCAATGAAAAAATTACTTCCTCTATTGCTTTTAGCTTTTGCACCTTTACAAGCTAAAGCCGACATCACTTCAAAATTTGTCACTGCTGCAAGCATTTCTGTGAATATGCCCTATAGCCAAACAACAAGGGGTGCAACTGTTCATAGTATTAGCGGTACAAATATCACGCCATCAGTAACCGTTGGGGATACAACAACTAGCGGCAAAATTGGAGGTTTAAACCTTGGTAGTGTGACCAATGGAGTACCCGCCTTAATAAACACAGATACATCTATTACGGTTGCAGCCAGTGCGTTCCAAAAGCAAGAATCTATTTTATATGGCGATTCTACTCCCAGTGCTGTAGCTCCAAGTTCAGGAATAGCAAGCCTTCCACATTTATCAGGAACCACCACGGTAGGAAGTGGAGGAACATTAGGAAATGGCGTCATAACTTCTTTGTCTAGTGGGGTGCATACTTGCTCAGGTGCTTTTGGTAGTGGTTCAGGTTGCACAGCTTCAACAACAATGTCGATAACAATTGACTAATGATATTTACTCTATTAGGAATAATATTAGTGATCGTATTATGCGTTCTATTTTATATTTATTACCATTATGCAATTTAATATTTTTTCCAATAAAAAGTTATGCTCAACCCGTGGTCCCGCAATTCAGATCAGGAACGCTTTCAACCTCAAGCAGCAGCGAGACCTTAATTAATGAAACAATTACTAGTTATCAATTCGGAGGGTTTAGCTATACAGCCACAGGTCACAATGTTAAACCAATTACAGGGTCAGCAATTAATCCAAGCTTACAACTTACCGAAACTCAAACAGCAAATGGAGTAAATTATAATTGGGTTACACCATCACTAGAAGCCGTTCCACAGTTTCAATTAGTAAACGAGGCTCAACCTTTCTCGCTGGTAACTTCAGTAAAAAATCCAGGACTGGATACGATCACAATTATACAAAGGCAAATTCAAACTTCTACTCAAAGCCAATCAGAAAGTGTGTTTGGAATGTAGGCTTATTTGTATTATTAAATATCCCTCAGATTGCTTGGAGTCAGACCACAGTGAGCAGTCCACAAAGTACAAGTCAGGGGGTCGTGAATAACAATAGCACAATGATTACACCAGGGTTGTGGCCTACTTCTAGATATAGTCAGGGGATTCAATGTGTAAGCCCTTCTATAACAATTAGCCCCTTCATTTCCAAAACACATTCTTACGCATTACCTAGAATCGACACGACGCGCAGCCCAGTATATAACGAAGATACAGGTGAGGTTAAATATTATTCAGAGCTTCCTAGATTTGAGAAGGACTCTCATAATTTGAATTTTGGCGGTGCTATACAATTTAATATTCCATTAGGTAAAGGTGTTGATTTATGCCATACAGCAGTTAGAACAAATATCAAAGCACAACAATTATTAATTACAAATACAAAATTAGAAATAGAACTTAAAAGATTAAAAATTTGCTCAGAAATGGCTAGAACGGGAGCTGTATTTGTTGGGCAATATGCTGTTAGTTGTGAAGGAATTAAAGTTACTATTCCGCCCAATCAAACTAAACCCCACACGCATCAAATCATTCCTCTTTCTTCTTCTTCGAAGTAAGTTTTTTAAATATATTTTTTACAGCAGGTTTAATTATATTCAATATGAGAGGTGAGCTTGCCGCTATTAATGCGATTGCAGCCGTTGAAACTGCGGTTGCTGGCGTGGGCAGATATTGTTCGATAAAAGCTACAGGCTCATAAATGGTTTCACATTCACCCTCTAAATTTCTTTTATGAGTTAAAACCCTTTCTAATTTTTTTTCGTTTCTATAATCGCCTACTCTTTGATCATTAGGGCCAGGGCAAGGTTTAAAAGTTTCTTCTTCTTTCTTTTCTGGAACGTTTGGAGTCTCACTACTTGGGACCTTTGGCATATTTGGTTCTTGAGACTTAACGGGTGCTTCTTCAACAATTACTAATTCATCAGGTTCATAATTCATTGGTATAAAACTTGGATATTGTCCACAAGGAGCGCTATAAGTTACACCTCTAGGATCATCCAACAGTAGATTAATATTCCCTGTATTTCCTATGTCTCTATGGGTATAAGTGCAGCCAGGAACAGCAATACTAAGGATTGGTGGTGGGGTTACTTCAGGAATATAAACTTCAGGAACAGGGATATTAATTTCTGGTATCTCAGGAACTTCCACCTAAAAACCAAGCTTGGTAGGAGCCTCTAGTTGAGGGATTGCGCTACCTGTTGTCTTTGGCATTTGTCCACCAATAGCCCCAGGCAATGCTTTTTTTATATCACCCATAATTGCGTTCTTGATTTTTGCTTGTCCTTGTTCACTAGTTACATATTTATAACCAAAGAAACCACCGCCAATTATTCCAGCAGTTAAAACAAAAGAAGCCACGGCTAAACCGTCTAAAATTTTCCTGATCATTTTAATTTTGTTACTATGTCGCCATAATAAGAGTAACAGAGAATTAAGTCTTGCTACCTGACGAACCAATATGGGTCTATACCCTAAGAATTGCCACCCCTGCTTTAGTCTTGACTTTCGTAATGTCTGTTCTTGGATTTATGCCATTAATGCTAATGGGAAAATATATTCAATCAAATCAACAAATACAACAACAAATAGACCTAGCTAGACAAGTTCACTAATCCGCAGGGTCGGCTGTGTTACCTGCTGCTACCCATTCTAGGTACTCTTGGTAGTCTGTGTTTCCTGTTGAAAATGGAATAGTAGCATTATCAGCTTTCCTTAAAATCTGATTTGTAAAATCAGTATTAGTAAGATCGTTTTTGAGTTTTTTATACATACTTAAAGCTCCGCTGAGACGTTGAAGTCTGTGACATTAGGTGCTCCTGTAGAGGCATTAGAAGTAGCTTGACTAAATTTATGCCCAAACTTGGTTGCATCACTACTACCTATTGTAGCCCCTCCATCATCGTTCTTTGTGGTAATAGTTACTGTTGGTGCGTCTCTTAAAGTTACTGGATAATAAACACTTAAAGTTCTTCTACCACCATCTCTACTTAAATTTAATTCTCTGTTTGATTGATCTCTATAATAATACCTCTGACACCTAGCTAATTCATTACCATACGATCTATGTTCAAAGTCAGTGGCTGTATCTCCTACTTCTAACTGAACGCCTGTAATATCCAATGTCGCATCATTAGTTGTATACCAAGTGCTAGTACAATCATTGGCTTTTGAGCTTCCGCTATAATTCATCCAAGCATTATCTGTCACACTAGCTGTTGAGTCTGTCCCAAGAAAGGCGAACCAATGAATATTAAAACCTTTTGCATTATTATTATCAAATTGCAAATCAGCATGACCAGGAATAGTTTTAGTTATTTTTGTCCAAGTGTTAGCAGATAAAGCTCCTGTTGACATTGGGTAAGCTTTCTCTGTTCCATCTTCTGTTTTTAATTGTAATTTAAAATCTTGTGCAACACTTGATTTTACCCAAAACGATAAGGTTATATAACTAGAAGCTGACGTATAATCCCAACCTGAATTAGCTATATCTTGAGATTCAAAACGATAATCAACAGTAATATTATCAGCCGTTCCTGCTCCACTTGTTTGGTTCCCATTCATTACTCTTAGGCATTTCCTGAAACCTAATTCATAAGGAGTTGTACCACTTGCTACATCAACTTGTGCATAAGTAGGTGCTTCGTCTACATTTAAATGGTAAAAAGCAAATCTATCAATACTGTTATAACCAGTAGATGTTGCTTGAGTTGCTCTTTGAGCAACCTGCATCGCACCGTTAATCACCAAATTTTTAAAACCGTACCCCAGTGCGGGGGTTTGCCATGAACAGGTATTGTCGCCGTCTTCTCTTAAAAATTTCGTCCCGCCTGATTCACCAGTTGATTTAACAACAGTTCCCTCAATTGGAATATCACTTAAAGTTGCATCAAGTTTGAACAATTGAATCCAAGCATTATTAGCCGCATTCCTTATTTTTAAATATCCAGTATTCGTATCAGCCCACAATTGATACGCATATTTTGTCGAAGGTTCAGTACTACTTGAATTAGCAGAAACAATAGCCGCAAGTACATTATTAATATCTGATCTGACTGCCGAGCCTGTGCCGTTGGCAATTACATAATCATGCGTCGCCATTTCTCTAACTCATACGTAGCGTTAGCATTATTCTATACTGTTTTGCCGTAACCTACCGCCGACCATGTGAAATTTCTATCAACTGCGGCATTGCTTGAATTTTTAAAGGTCACTACAAAAGAACTACCTGTTACTGTTCCCATTTCAATGTAATCACCGCTTGCAAGATTCATCGCATTAATACCAATCGAAGGTAAGTAAGCGTTCGTTCCTCCTAAACTACCTGTTCCTGTAAAGAAGTTTTTAGAGAAATTGATTGTCTTACTACCTGCCCCAGATGCAACCGCCCCGGTGCTTTGTTCCTGTCTTCTTTGAAGTGTGGCCGTATAACCCAATTCATCAACAAGAATATTTTCATCTGTATTTGTACTTGTAAGTATCGTTTTAAAATCAAAGCCTCGGCCTGTAAAAGTTCCATTAATAAACTCTTTCCAACCTGACCACGTAGCACCGCCGGAAGCCGGATCATCATCAGTTGATCTTAAATATAATCTTGCATCTACATTTAATATTGCCCCGCCGTCCCAGTCGTTTATAGCGTCAACATCTGCCACCGCGTCAAAATCATCAGCAGGTAAATATCCCCTCGTAACGAAATGACGTTTTAAATCAAGTGAGAATTTAGCGCCTAAATCAAGTTCCTTCTCTCTTTC